CGCATTATAACCTATAGCAGTATTTTTAATTCCAGTTGTAATAGCGGTAGCGGCTCCATATCCTACTGCCGTATTTGCAACCGTTCCACTAATTCCTGTCTGTGCTGTTAATGCTTGATGTCCTACTGCAGTATTAAAATCTCCGTCATCTTCAGCATCGAGTGCTTGGTAACCGATTGCGACATTGCCTTGACCTGAAGTGAGTGAAAGTAATGCCTGAGAACCGATACCAACACTGCCAATAGCGTCGTTGGTAATATCTCCATTAGCACCAGCGTTTACTCCAATTAAAACACTTTCAGTAACACTCGTTGTAACATTACCAGCGGTAGTCCCTAAAAATGTATTAAAACCACCATCAGTAATATTTGCCCCTGTATTAGAGCCAATACAAACATTTTCATCGGCTGTAGTTAAATCTGTTAATGAATTATATCCCACCGCAGTATTTCCTGTAACCGTTTGTCCAGCAGTAAGACCATCAAGAGCATAATTACCAATCGCAATATTAGCTGATATATTTGTTGAAGCTGTTTGTAGAGCTTGATATCCCATTGCAATATTATCTGATGAAGTTGTTAATGAGTCAGCCGCTTGGTATCCGATAGCCAAATTTCTTGCACCACTTGTGAGGGCGGCGAGAGAATTATATCCTACAGCCGTAGTTCCATCGGTAGTAGTTTGTCCAGCGGCAATCGCAGTACCTGAACCATATCCAACAAGTGTATTATTACCTGAAGTGGTTAAAGTAGCTCCTGCTATTCGACCCAAGAAAACATTATTTGCACCTGTAGTCAGAGCTTGACCTGCCGCCTGTCCCATAGCACAATTCATATCACCTGTAGTTATATTCTGGACTGCGTTCATACCTATAACTGTATTATAAGCTGCTCCACTAACAGAACCAGTACCCATAATTCCTTCGCCAAAAAGCGTATTATAATCAGAACCATCATTGCTTGCCTGATTCCACGCACTTTTACCAAAAATAGTATTTCCTGTATTATCACCATCATTATTCGAGAGGCTGATTTTGGAGTTGGCATCGAGTTTCATTACACTGGCACCACCAGCAACAACAGACAAAGTGCTTCCATCACCCGATATATATTCACCACCAGCCGCATCATAAAAAGATATTTTAGTACCGCTACCAGCTAAGACTAATTCATCACCCGACTGATCCCACTGGACATATTTACCAGTAGTCTCACCAAAAAACTTAAAATCTACTCCATGATCATCTGCTCCACCTATCAATGTTCCTTCAGTATTACCATCTGCATCCCATTGTAAACCAACGTGAGCCGCAGTCCCAGCAGTATATAAAAAAGCATCAGCACCACTACCAGCCGATGCCCCCATTTTCGTAATACCAGCGATAGTTAATGTACTCGCTAAATCAAGTGTACCATTTAAATCTATTGCAGTAGCTGTTAGATCAATTTCAGCTCCTGCCGCTATGCTTAATACACCGGAGGTATTTGCGGATATATGCTCACCGCCATCAGCATCATAAAAATAAAGTTTACTTCCATCTCCACTAATTAATGCACTATCAGTAGCAAGACCTAATACACTATCAACTCCATCTCCATCTTCAATAAGCTGGATGTCTTCATCCAATATATTATTGGCTCCACCCTTTACCTTTAAAAGACTTTTATAGGTTGTTGCTATTGTTGTGTTTGTTAATGTTCCTGCTGCCATAATATTCTCCTAATTATATAATATCATTCCATTTTCTATGTTCATTTTCCCAGACATCATTAATAGTCTGCCATAGATCCCTGGCAAGACGTGCTGTCTGGGTAACAAATGATGTTAATTTTAATTGTAGGTTAAGCATTAGCCAACGTAACCAATGGCTACGCCAGAGGCTAATTCAAATGCTGTCCAGCGACCAAATATGGTCATTCCCTGTGGAAAGGTAACACTATCTATTGCTTCTCCACCAGATGCTGAAACAGATGTGCTTTCTCCTGTATCGTCAGGATATAATTGTTCTGTTTCTGCAACCAATCCACCACTTCCACTTTCAAAAACTGAATCTTCTATAAACTGGATTGCTATGAAAACACCACTCTTTGCAGTTACAGCGTCTGTTTTGGCTAATACTGAACCAGCTTGGCCAAATGCTGCGTTTTGTGCTTCTTGAACTGAGTATTTATATAAGTTTGTCATTTTTCTTCCTCTCTAAGGTTGACTACCGTGAACGAGACCGTCTGGTAGGATGTTATTTCTTTTTTATCTTTACGGCTTTCTGTTTACCATCTTTAACTTTTGGTTTTACAACAGGAGTGCGGTCATGTTCACCTTTAATTCTTACCCATCCAGCTTTTTCCAGGGCATCTAATTTACTTTTCCGCACCTTTTTGTTTCTTTTGTGTAGACTTCTGGAATTCTGGGAATTTTTAAACCAAATATATTCTTCTGCCATAATATCTTCTTTTTTATGAGAGGGGCAAATAAATGCCCCTCTCGTTAATTGGATTTATCAGCTATTGATTATTCGTAATCTACTATAGCGAAAGCTCGTCTGTTTCCATCAGCATCAGTATTCCTAATAGCTCCACCATAAACAGATTCACAAGTGACCAGAGTGGATAAATATGCGTGTCTGTAACTGGCTGTCATTTTAGCCTGTTTTGAGAACGCATAGTATAGGGCCGATTCGTGAATGACATAACCATAAACAATATCATTGTCATCCGTACCCGATGTTTCCAGGTCCGCAACCGCCAAGATACCCTTTGTGGCATCGGCAGCAACATCTGCACCACCTGAAGCCGAACCCATATAAGGTGATTGAGCTACCCAAACAGGCATACCAAGTAAAGAACCTGCATTCCCAGATCTACCAAAATCCGCACCGAGCGGAGCTTGTGTTCCTTGAGAATATGAGGTTAAGGTATTAAGACTTGAATACATGTCAGGTGAAAGAACCAAGTGCCAACCATCAGTTGACCCTGTTTCTCCAAGCATCAACGCCATAAGTGATGTTAAGTTAGCCTGGGAAAGAACTGAACCAGTTGATTGGATGTGCATGGAAGTATTAGCATCCCCACCGACTGCACCAGTAGCAGAAGCCAGTAAGCCTTGAAAGTTATTTGCTACCTGGTAATGCAAGAAATTATCAAAACCCCTTGCACAAGCATAACCTAACTGTTTAGCATAAATACTCAACAGATCATAATTTGCCTGGACCTCAACAATATCTGGTACATAGGCAGAAGCCACATTATACTGATCTATTGTTAGGTTGGTTTGTTCTGATGTCATGCTACCAGCAGAGGTTACATCTGCATCAATCTCCGCACCATGAGTAAAAGCCTCAAGTTCCGGTACTCCGATATGAGGCATGTGGATTACGTCTCCATGACTTGCAACGTCAGGAGATAAATCAATCCCCACATTATTCATCATTATTGTTTGTTGAAACACGTCCAAAATAGCTTGGCCCCAAATCTCTGGGATAAATTGGTCGGCGATATTTGGAGTTACCGCACCAGTACCACCACTATGGACATTAACGTCTAAGGCATCTGAAATTGCCATAATTTTCTCCTTTTAAATTATAGGTAGTAAATCAATTCAGCCATTTGACCTCTTATCATTACCGACCTTTATCTAATAAATTTGATTTCTTGTTCCTGTAATCCTCAATAATGCGCCCCCAGTTACTTCTCCTTTCGTCAGAAGTCATTTCTGTAAAAGGATTCTTATCCGGCGGCACTGTAACACCTACAGTGCTTTCATTTGTTGAAACAGGAACTTTAATTGATCGCTTTGCGAACTTCAGCATTTTCTCTGTTGACATATCTTCCGCAAATTCACGATCCTCTTCAGACATTGATTCCAAAGCATCTTTTCTGAGGGATTCTTCCAGGGTCTTACCGCGATCTGCATAAACTTTTAATTCATTCAGTTCTGTTTCACGTTTTTCGGCAAGAACCTTCCATTCCTCATTGTCTTTGAGCTGTTGTTCCTCAATAGACTTTAATTTTGCTTGAAGTTTTTCAACTTTGGACTCAGAAGTCTGCGCACGTTTGCGATATGCTTTTGATTCTGCAATCAGTTCACCAGCGTCGTGCGACTTGCTGGATTCCTCTTGCTCCTTTGGTGCCGGAGCTGCTTGCTCTTTCTGAGCGATCTTTACTTGATCCTGTTCGTTAGACATAATATCCTCACATCCTTATGATGTTTACGACGTAACCCTTACTCGTAAAAACATCTTTAAAGTTTTGCGCAATCTTTCCTGCGATTGCAGCACCTACTTTATCTTTTACCTTGATTGGCAAGGGATTTTCCTTATCGGAAACAATTCTTTTTTTCCTGGTATTAGTATTTTTACCATAATGACCGGTTTGATTACCGGTTAATTTTTGTGCTTGCCTGGAATCTGTAATTCCATATATAAAACCTGAGTTCGATGCCCTAATAAATTTAAAAGAGTCCATCATTTGCCCAGTTAAAGTCAAATTCGGTGGATTTACCTTGTTAGATCTCTGTGACTGACCCTTTTTAACAGCTTTTCCCTGTGACTTGCGTCTTTTATAATCAGTTGTATATTGAACGAACGGTTTATTGGTACGAGCGTTTATGCCATCCACCTGGACCACAGTCCGGTGCTGCACTACTGTCTTTTTGCCAAGTTTGTCAAAGAATTCCCTGTCAAACTTGACTATTTTCTTAAAGTCGGGAATTATCATCTGCTATCATAATAAGTTTGAAAGGTGACAGGATGTTTCCAATTCTCTTTTTCTTTCTGATCTTCATACCAGCTACTTGCGTCTTTTCTATTCTTGTCACTCTGTTTTTGATCAAATGCTTTACCCCAATGATGTCTGCAATTTGGGCCACCGCCTTCATCAAAAGCACCGGGGAACTGTTGGTCGATTTCTCTTAAAGTCAAATCCTGACTCGCCAGCATCACACGACATATTGGGCGCGTCTTCCCATCTAATGGCCCAATATATTGATATAACTCACTGTCCGGTGCATTATCTGCCATCACCCCTACGAC